AAAACGACTTGCACATCATCTGTACTTAACTCTTCCATAAATGTTTCAAGTCTACCCTTGAGTAGATTTTCGATAGCGATCTCCCTATCTATATCCACTCCATTCGACCTAGCGAATTCTACCATTTTTTGAAAATCAAAATTATTCACTTTCAATTTGCCTCCCTATTTTTTCTGTGCATTCCCAACAAAAATAATTATATAAATCTATGTTAGGATTTTCTTTTTCCCATTCTGCAACTCTTTTGTCTGAACACTCTAATATTTCTTGTAAATTTAAAATACCATTGTGATCTAAATCAACTTTTTCCTTACATACTTCACATATTCTATTCATTATTTAATCCCCTCAACATATTTTAAATTAGAATTTTTATGATATTGATTAATTGCATCTAGTAAATAATAACTATAATGATCTCCTCTATATGAGTTTTCTCCAAATTCTATAATTCCATCTCCAAGTTTTTCTCTTTCAAATACTGCAACCCTTGGGTTCATATCTAAAAAATATTTATCATGCTCTTCATTGTATTTAAAAAAAACAATTCCAACCATTTCTCCAACTTGAATGCAAGTAAAGTTAATTACAAAAAATGGTTCTCCACTTACTCCATTTCTATGGTATGCGATCTTTTCGATCTTAACTTCTGTAGTTTCTAATTCAATCTGCATTGTGAATACTCCTATTTGTTTTGTGAAAATTATACCAATCATCTTTGCGATTAAAGTCATCTAAAATATCTTTTGCGACTTCTTTCCAAAATGATCCATGTGATTTTTCTATTTCTTTTAAGGCTTGCTTGTTAGTCATACCTTTTTCATTGAGGAAGTAACTTAATACTTCCTCAACTTCTATTAATAAATTGTTTTGAAATTTACCCATGCTTGGCAACCATATAATCTACATTATATCTATTCCAATCTCTAGGATTGCTATTTTCCCCATGTAAATTTTGCACGTCTACTTCATTGATATCGTATTTAATATCACTTCGATCTAATGCTTTTAATACTTTTGGAAAATCACAATCTTCTTCGCAAGCAATCATTTTATTATCACTATCATAATATGAATACTCACTAATCTTATCTAAAAGATTATATTTTTTTAAAGTATATACATGAATTAAACCCCAACCATGCGAATTGTCATAAACAAAATTGATTATATTTTTGTGAAATAATTTAGTCATTTTTATTTTTCCCTCAATAAATAAGTTGTTTTTGAAAGTGGGAAAATATCACCCACTTTCAATTTTTTTACTTCGTCAGTTAGTTGATCGTCACTTCTCCAAATTTGATCAACAAAGAGTGTTTCGTGATTATCATCACATATATAAAATAGTTTTTTAGTGGGTTTCATTTTCACCCCCATATTTAGTTTTAACAAATTGCTCAGTTTCATTTATTTCCTCTTTTATATCTTCTAAAAAATATAAACCATTGAGAAAAATTTTATCTTGATAACTTAAATTTTCCATTATGCTTTCATATCCTCTAATATTGATTTTAATTTTTCTGAAATTGGTTCTAAAGTCATATGATTAAAATACTCAACTTTTTCCCCATGTGGATATTCAATAAACCATTGATAGTTTTTTTGATAAAGTTTATATCCAAAGTCTTTTATATAACTATGAATTCTATCTTTAGTTGTTTTTGAATACCAACCCCCATTATTTAAATGAATAATATTATCTTTTAAATCATGTCTTATAATAACTGTATTATGATGAATAACTAAAAGTTGGTTATTCTCATTAACAATATTTGTTTTATACATTTTCATATAATTCCCCTTTTAAAAATGCTATGTTAAACATAATTGTTAAACATAATTTATTCTCTCATATTATCCCATATATGTAAAGGAAAAAGATGAAAGAGAAAAACTTTTTTTTAAACATAAAAAAACAACTTCCTAAAGGTTGTTTTATCCAAAAAATTGAAAACAAATTTAATAGTGGGTTTGTCGATTTAATCCTTATAACTGATAAATATCCCTTGTTTATCGAGTTAAAAACAACCAAAAAAGGAAATAGGATAAACGTGGAAAAATCCCAAATATCAACACATTTAAGGATATTTGCTAATAATTACGTTTCTTTTTTCTTGGTTCATGACTCTTTGACGTCTGATCTATTTTTATTTGAGGGTGGTAAATTGTGCAATTATCTTGCAACTAACCAACTTTGCACTCTTGCAATATCGGAAAAAAAAGAGATAGGTTTCTTGGTTCGTGGTTCATTGAAAGAGTGTTTAGATTTTGCGAATCACTTAACTTGCGAGGGTGAAGTGTGCAAAGATTCGCCTTGAAAAATCTTTTTGAAATACTCTCTGCGAATCTTTGCACACTTGAGAGAAGAAAAAACATACTTGAATAAAAAAAATAGCGAACTAAAAGTTCGCTATTATAAAATGTGAGGATCGAGGAACTTTTATAACTGTTGTATAATCCTCGATTGCTTCGATTGTTGGATACTCTTCTGAGTCGTAACTTTCCCAAAACTCATCTATGCAAGCGAACTCGGTATAATCGCAATCGATTGCGACAATATCAAGTTCGATATCCATGTTGATATCTCTGGAATACTCCCACAGATAATCATATAATGCTTTTAAGCCCTCATATGAAAATGAGTCTTTTCTAAATTCTGAACTTCTAAATGCGTCCATGAATTGAGACTCTGTTACTGTTTCTATTATAGCCAGTTATTTCTCCTTTGTTTATTATTTAATTATAGGCATTTATGGGACTCTGTCCACTATAAAATGATTTGGGGAAGTGTGCAAAGAAAACGAAGTGGTCGCTTGCGATTCTTTGCACACTTAAAAAATAAAAAATATTTATAAATAAAAAACCCCAACCAATATTGGTTGGGGTTTCGTGGTTAGTTTTGCCAAGAGTCATTGGCTTCGTGGTGGTTGTAATACATTTGACCATCATCAAGATAACCATCTTGCTCGTCATGATACCAATCTCCTCGATCTCTCTCGTCTTGTGCTTGCCTTTGAAGTTCCTCTCGGAACTCATCGAGGTTGTCGTAACAACCTTGACAAACTTCCCTCGAATGAGGGAAACAAGGTTGATGGTCATCACATTGACAATTGATCTTGTCAACGATCTCATCTTTATGATCAAGCATGATACATACCTCATCATTATTTAGGGTAATCGTACCCTTTAATTTTAAGTTCATATTATTTCTCCTTTGTAATAATTATAGGGTTTTGTGGGATAATGTCCACTTTTATTTCGTCCAGGTGCCAGGTCGCTGCAGTTGATACAAAGCGACATGGAAAAGTGCAAAGGTAACGAAGTGGTCGCTTGCGAACCTTTGCACTTTTAAAACCAAAAGGGGACAAATAAAATAAAAAAAGAGGAACAACGAATTGTTCCCCTCTTTTTTTCTCGGTGATGAGAAACTTATTTATCACTCTCAAGCTTCTTAAGTCGTATATTTAATTCACTAACTAACTTAGCTAGTTCAATAAAATCCCCATTAAGAATTTTATTCTTCTCAATGAGTTGAACTCTTTGCTCTAACTTAGTAACGAATGATACTACTTCTTTAATCGTATCACTAATAGTCATAGAGAAGTTATGATTATCCTTAACTCCCTCTCTTAAAGTTTTAGTGATATCTAATAAGATTTCAACTTGATTTTCTGTCATTTATTTCTCCTTTTGGTTAAAAGGAAGGGGACAATTAATTTTGTCCCCAACACCTACTTACTCAGTAGGATTTTGGTTGGTGTCTGTTTCAGACAACTTAGCTTCTAGAGCTTTTATCTTAGAAGCTAAATCATCTAAGTGAGACTTAGCGACAATGACTTGAGAGTCGGTGATAAACTTTTTTGAAAGTTGAGAAAATACTTCTCTCACCACCGAATCAATAATATCGTCTTCGTTGTAGTCCTCGACATTCTGAACTTTATATTCGAGATCTTCAACTTTGTATATAAGATCAGAAACAGTAGAACACTCGGCAACGGCATCATCAAGAGCAGATCCGTCATGGAGTTCTTCGTGAATCAGATCTTTAATAGCTTGTTCGATATCTGACATAAGAACCTTTTCCTTTCCTAGGGTCGATTTTAATTTTAAAATCTATGTTGGTTAATTACCCTATACCTATTATATTATATTAATTTATGGGATAAACAAGGAAAAAGTATCCTCCTGGACGTCAATAATTTGACATTTATTCTGTCAATTATTTGACAAAAAGCGTCAAACTTTTGACATTGTCAATTATTTGACGGCACACCAACTCGGTTTTGTCAAAAAACCGACACCCTAAACCATTCAAAATTCGCAAAAAATAAACAAGATTTTTCATTAGATGAATTCGAATGTCTATCAATTCGAAAAATTCATCTTTGAAAAAGAATGGCAAATGATTTTGCTTTGCGAATTTTGAATGTTTTAAAAAAAGAAAGGGGTTACTATACACAAACCCATATGAATATCTAAAACCAAATAGGGGGGAGGGGTAGAAATACGGTGTGGTGTTACTATATACCTATCTATATGCTTGATTGATAAATTCATTCAGATATATTATTGTTTGGGTATGAATGATAAAGAATGGATATATCTTGTATTAGGGATTTGGGGTTACTCGTTCCTTGCAGGATTTTATTTTGGTTAGATGAATTTAGACACTTTGCCTAAAGAGGTGTTACAGGAACTGTTTCTGCTTGAACAACAGAAAAAGAAATTGGACACCCGTGATAAAGCACAAAAAAACTTTTTGGCTTACGCCCTTCATGTATATGAGAATTTTATTGTTGGGACTCATCACAAAATCATAGCAGAGAAACTTGAGGCTATTGCCGAAGGTAAATTAAAACGTCTAATTATAAACATGCCACCCAGACACTCTAAATCTGAATTAGCTTCTTATCTCATGCCTTCGTGGTTCCTGGGCCGTAATCCTAAGTTAAAAATCATACAGGCTACCATGAACACGGAACTTGCGGTAAGATTTGGTAGGAAGGTTCGTGATTTAATTGCCGATCCCATCTACGGCGATGTTTTCCCAAACACGGATCTGAAACAGGATAGCCAAGCAGCTGGACGATGGGAAACGAGTGCTGGCGGGGAATATTTTGCAGCTGGGGTGGGTGCTGCAATGACTGGTCGTGGTGCAGATTTATTAATCATTGATGACCCACACTCGGAACAAGATGCACTGTCCACGGTTGCTTATGATAATACTTACGAGTGGTACACATCTGGACCGAGACAGAGATTACAACCTGGTGGTTCGATTATCATTGTTCAGACAAGATGGTCAAAGAAAGATTTGACTGGTCGTTTAGTTGATGCCATGACAAAAGACACAATGTCAGACCAGTGGGAAATTATTGAGTTTCCAGCAATTCTGCCGAATGATAAAATCTTGTGGCCCGAATTCTGGAACAAGGACGAGTTGTTAAAAGTCAAAGCGTCATTGTCTCCGATGAAGTGGAATGCACAGTGGCAACAAAATCCTACATCAGAAGAAACTGCTATGATCAAAAGAGAGTGGTGGATGCCTTGGGAAGAAGAGGAAGTTCCCATGTTGGATTATATTATTCAAAGTTATGATACGGCATACAGTAAAAAAGAGACGGCAGACTATTCTGCTATTACAACTTGGGGTGTATTTGAGCCAAAGAAAAACGGTGAACAACATTTAATTTTACTTGATGCAATGAAAGGTCGATGGAATTTTCCAGAGTTAAAAGAAATAGCAATAGAGCAAAATGATTATTGGGAACCAGACATGATGCTTATTGAAGCAAAAGCGAGTGGACAACCTTTGGCTGATGAACTAAGATTACAAAATCTACCCGTTTTGACATTTAGGCCCGGAAGACGTAAAGGGGGTAACTTAGACAAAACGACAAGGATGCACATCGTATCCACTATTTTCGAAGGGGGTAAAGTGTGGTATCCTAGTGGAGAAAAGTTTGCTGAAGATGTTATTGAAGAAGTGGCATCTTTTCCAAACGGAGATCATGATGACTATTGTGATAGTATGACGATGGCAATCATGCGATTTAGACAAGGTGGTTTTATATCACTACAAGGCGAAGATGAGGGAGAAGATTGGTTCCCTCGAACAAAAAGGGAATATTACTAATGTCAAAAAAAGTTAAACAATTTACTGGAAAACATAAACTAGATAAATATCTCACAAAAGAAGAAATCAAGAAACTCGGTACAGGAGTCGATTTACTTTTGAATATACAAAATCAATTAAAAAATAATGGTAAGAAAAAATTCATGGGTGGTGCAGTCATGAAAAATCGTGGTGGGACATTTAAAGGAGTGTCCTAATGTCTAAAGATAAAAAATTTGATGTAGATATAAAAGCAGGTATTGCAAAAGAATTTAGCAAACTAGATGAACTACAAACAAGAATGGATAACGCCATTAGAAAAATAATGGAAAAAGAATTAGGTTTAAGTAAATTAAACAAAGGTGGTAAAAAAAGAGTATTGGGTGGATATACCGTGACAAATCGTTACTCAGACATTATGCTACCAGAGAAGAAAAAAACAACGAGGATAACATAATGGCAGAAGAACCAAGACAAATAGCAGGCATGGTTGAACCAGCAATGGGTCCAGGTGGAGGAGACGTAACTCCAGAGGAAGATAGTTTACAGATAGATGTAGATGATTCAGAAGAACTGCCAGAAGGGATTGAACTTGACGATGGTCAAGAACTTGAAGTTATGGCAGAGGCTTATGATCATAATGCTAATCTTGCAGAAGTTATGGAAGAAGGTGTATTAGGTTCTCTTGCGTCTGATCTTCAACAAAAAGTTAGAGAAGATTTAGAATCTAGGTCTGATTGGGAAGAAGCCATAGCCAAGGGACTTAACTTACTTGGCATAAATTACGAGGATAGAAGTGATCCCTTCCTTGGTGCGAGTGGCGTGACTCATCCATTATTGTCCGAGGCTACAACACAATTTCAATCACAAGCTTACAAAGAAATGTTACCAGCTGGTGGTCCAGTAAAAACACAAGTTCTTGGCGTACCGACCAAACAAACAGAAGACCAAGCACAAAGAATAAAAGATTTCATGAATTATCAAATCATGGAAGTTATGGAAGAGTATGATCCAGACACAGATCAAATGTTATTTTATTTGCCGTTGACTGGTTCTACTTTCAAAAAAGTTTACTATGATCCGACTAAGCAAAGAGCCGTTTCAAAATTTGTTCCTGCAGAAGATTTAGTTGTTCCTTATTCTGCTTCAGATTTAATGACTGCCGAGAG